GAGCGAGAAATCCTTGACCCCTCGTTTGGCACCACCCTCTCGCCGCTGATCGCGCAACGGAAAGTCGAGGCGTCCATCCCCCTGGAGCTCAGCGGCTCTGGTACCGCCGGCACCCCGCCGAAATTCAGCCACCTCCTGTTGGGATCAGGGATGAACCTGACCACTGTGGCCGCAACAAGCAACACCTACAACCTTGTCACCGCCGAGGGCCTAGCCTCTTCTGAGGCCATGTTCTATGCCGATGGCCAGCGTCATCAGGGCCTTGGAGGCCGCGGCGGCTTTGAGCTGACGTTTACTGCAGGCGAAGCCCCTAAAATCACGTTCAATCGCACCTACATCTACAGCGAGCCGACCAACGTTACCAATCCGACGCCTACCGTCAGCAACCAGGCAGCGCCGGTGATCTTTGACGCAGCCAACACCGCTACCGCCACCATCGGCGGCCTGGCTGTGTGCGTGGAGGCAATGACCCTGACGCTTGAACCCCAGCTGTTTTTCCGGGATTATGCCGGGTGCAGCAAAGAGGTGCAGATCGTGAACCATGTTGTCAGCGGCTCAATCACCATTGTTCGCCCGGCAAGCCTGGCCACCTTCAATCCGTACGCGCTCTGCACCAACGGCACCCGCCAGGCCATCACGCTTACCCATGGCACCGTCGCCGGAAACAAGGTGATCCCGACGATCCCCTATGCCGTGTTCGGCACGCCCACCGAAGTGAATCTAGACGGCACATGGGGCTTGCAGCTGCCGTTTGTGGGCAAAAATTCGGCAATCGGCGCCACCGATTCCATGTCGCTGGCGTTCATGTGATGCCTGCAGTCCAACCCTCTACCTAGCGGCACTTCATGTTCAAGTTATCAACAGCTTCCAGCTACCCCTGGACCGTCAAGGGTCAGCTTGCCGGAACTAGGTATTCTTTTACCGGACACTTTGCCTTTCTGCGACAAGAACGAATTGAGGAGCTGACACAGCAGCTGGACAAGCGCCAGCGGTTGCTGGAGCTTGGCAAGGATGATGAGGACCTGCTGCACGTCCACCCTCGCGCGGTTGCGGCTGAGGTGCTGGTGGGATGGGGAAATGATTTGGTTGACGATGATGATGAACCGGTGGAGTTCAACCGGGTTACTCTGGATCGGTATCTGCAAATCCAGGGATGTGCGATGGCGGTCTGCAACGCGTGGGCCGATAGCCTCAAGGGGGGCAAGCCGGGAAACTCCAAGGCGTCGCGCGGCATTGGCTGAGCGGCGCAAGGCCGGACGTCACGGAGCGGCTGAGGCAGGAGGCCGAGGGGTTGGGCCTCCCTGCTGAGACCGTGGCTGACCTGATTGGCAGACAGGCCCCAAAGGTGTTTGAGGTCTGGCCGGAGAACTGGCCGGCGCTGGAGCTGTTCATGCGCTGCCAGACCCAGTGGCACTGGCACCCTAATGGTCGGCGAGCCGGCCTGATCAATAGCGAGCTGATCGCTACCGGTAGACTGTACCGAGTGAAGGACCTTGGCCGAGTCATGGATGACGTGCGGGTGATCGAGCATGAGATCCTGAATCAGGAGGCGAACTGATGGCCGCAAACATGGATGCCTTGCTGAGGATCAAGGTCAAGGGCGATTTGGCTGGCGCGGCAGCGATAAATTCTTTTTTCCAGGGGATAAATCAAGAGGTACAGCAGTCGATTGCGCTTAATCAAAAACTAGCGCAAGCAACAACGGTTGCAGGAATTCAAATTAACAACACTGAAAAACAAGTTCTTGCGAGCAAGCTACAAGGATCCAAAGTAGACAAGGATCGTCAAGCAATTCAGAATCAACTCGCTGATCTTGAAATTAGAAATGGCCGACTTCTCAGGCAAGGCATTGAAAATCAGCTAAATGCCGAAGTTTTACTTGCCGCAAAAAAGCGCGATTCTGTACAAGCAGAGCTAAAGCGTGCTCAGGCGGCAGTGGCCACCGCTGGCAAATATGGACAGATAACGCCGGAGATCCTCCGCCAAGCGGAAGCCGCTCGCAGGAATCTGACGCTGGCCGAGCAGGAGGTGCGCGTGACTACGCAAATTGCGGCAGAGAAGCGAAAAGTAGCAGATGCCCAGTTAAAGGCTACAGAAGCCCAGGCGCAGATGTCCAAGGCAGTGGATATGACCAGAAACAAGATGAGCATGCTTGGAGACGTAATCTCCGGCATTGGCCTTGCTGACTTGGCCCGCCGCATGGGCGATTTTGCCAACTCAACTATAGACGCTGGGGAACGGTCTGGCCTTGTCGGCTTGAGAGTGAAAAACCTTGCTGGACAGTTCAACGAGGTTGCAGGGGTGATGAAGTTGGCAGAAGATTCGGCCAAGCGTTACGGATTGGGGCAACTTGAAACAGCCGACAATGTGAGCAATCTTTATGCAAGATTGCGGCCAATGGGAATCAGCCTTGAAGATATTAGCTCAACGTTTATTGGCGTAAATAATGCCGCTAAAGTTGCTGGCTTGTCCGTTTATGACGCTAATGAGGCATTCCGACAGCTTGGCCAGGCCATGGGATCAGGCAGGCTCCAAGGAGATGAGTTGCGCTCCCTGATGGAAAGAATGCCGGCAATTGGTCAGGCAATTGTTCAAGTGTTCAACGACATTGCTCGGAGCAAAGGATTAGAAGAAATCAGCAAGGCAAAAGCAGAGGTTCTAATCATGCAAACCAAAGAAGGCGAAAGGCGCCAAACTGAAATCCTGAAAGAGCAGGCAGCTCTAAGAATAAATGAGCTGCGCAATGAAACGGATAAGCATCTAGGGGAGATTGATAAGCGCTACCGGCGCCAGCAGCAGATTATGGAAGATCGATTTAGCGATCAGGATGAAGAACGGCGCAGCAATAGCGATCGAGAGTTAGAAGCAATTATGGATAGCATTAGTGAACAGTACGATGTTGAACGCAAGGCGCTAGAGCGACGTTTTGAAGATCGCCAAAAAGCTATTGAAGACAATAAAGCACTAGACGATACTCAAAAAACTAACACACTTCGGGCGCTAGAAGACGAAAAAAACCAAGCGCTTAGAATCATTGAAAATAGAGAAGATAATGAAACAACTGTAATCAAAGACAAAAATGACGCTCGCAACAAAGAACTCTCAAGGATCAACCGCGATGCTAGGCAGCAAGAACAATACGCATTGCAAGCTGCTCAGAAAACAGAAGAAGATGCAGTAAAAGCACTAATGGATCGACAAAAAGCAACGCTGGAGGCCAAGCTAAACGCAGACGTTGAGGCAAATAAAAAAGCAACCGCCGCAACACTGGCCAATCTTGTAGCCAGTACAAAAGTGAGCCTCGGAGACCTTAAGCAGATGGGAGCTGATGGGCTCGTCACTACTGACATCATTGTGATGGCGATGAAAAAACTGGAGCAGATGAAGCCGCCGCCCCCCACGGCGATGCAGGAGTTCACCGCCGCAATGTCTGACTTAAGAATGGAACTGGGCGAGGGTCTCTTGCCGCTTTTGACTCCTGGGATTGAGTTGCTGACCGCGCTGCTTCAAGCGTTCAACGGACTCCCTGGGCCAATCAAGGCCGTAGCCGGCGGCTTGCTGTTCTTGGCCGGCGCAGCAGCCGCTGTCGCGTTCCCTCTGGCCGGGCTGGTAGCCACGCTCAGGCTTCTGGGTGGAGCGGGAATCGCTGCCTCTATCACGGGATCCCTGGGCGGCCTGCTGACCTGGATCGGCAGCACTTTCGTGCCTGCAATGCTGGCATTCTTCTCCGGCCCAGTCGGCTGGACCACGCTGGCGGCCATAGCGGTGGGTGTCATGGCGTTTGCCTTTCGCGAACCGATTGGAAAATTTTTCTCCTGGCTGGATGAGCAGATTGGCGGGTTCACCAAGGCGCTGGGCGATCTGCTCGGCGCCATCGGTAGGACCATCTACGACGCGGTGGATGGCATCAACAAGGGCATCAGGGACGCAATCAGCGGGTTGTGGGACTGGGCCAGTGATGCGGTAGGCAACGTGGCCAAGGCGCTTTCAGCGCCGTTCATGGCGGGTGCCGATGCCATCAAAAACATTCTGCGCAGCGTGCTCCAGTTCGGAGCCAACGTGATCAACAACTTCTTAGGCGCCATCAACCAGATGATCAACGCCGTGAACAGCGTTGCCAGCCGCATCAACCTGCCGCAGCTGCCCGCCTTTGGCACGGTATCGGTCCCCACCTTCGAGGGGGGCGGCCACACCGGCAACGCCCCTAGGAGCGGCGGCATGGACGGCCGCGGTGGCTTCATGGCGATGGTCCACCCCCGCGAAACCATCATCGATCACACGCGGCCCTGGCCCAGCAGCGCCAGTTCCACCCCGACCAGCATCACAATCCCGATCCAGACCGGCCCGGTCTACCAGCTGCCTGATGGTACCGACACGGTGAGCGTGGCCGATTTCGAGGCCGGGATGCAGGCCCTGGCTGCGGGGATCATGAGCCAGCTCGGCACCCCTGCCGGGCGCATGGTGCTGCGGGGAGCCTGAGGATGAGCGCCGCGCAGGCTGCATTCCTGGAACTCGGAGATGGCTTCGGGACCACCCTCGCCCGATGGCAGTCCCATGCGATCGAGCAGGTCATCACCTGGGACGGCCAGTCCTGGGCCTACCAGCAGCTCGACTGGGCAGGCATCACCAGCGGCCAGTCCGTGGGCGATCAGGCCACCATCACCCTGCCGGCGGTGCCATCGGTGCTGGCCCTGACTCCAAGGGCCTTGGCTGGGGCATGGGTAACCAACCTGCGGGTGGTCCAGTGGGACGACGAGATCAACGCCACCCCGCCCTCCAGCGGCTATGTCCTGGCGGCCTCGTGCGTGGGGCAGGTGATCGGGGCCTCTGGCACCCTGGCGCAGATCACCTGGAGGCTTGGATCGGCTCTGGCGCCGCTCGGGGCGCAGTTCCCGCCAACCACGGCCATCACGCCATTGATTGGGGTGCCATGCCAATTGTGAAGCCGATTAGGCAGCCAGGCGCTCTGGGCGTGTTCGTCACCTCGCCAACTCCAGTTGCTCGCCCAAGGCGCTCGCCCACAGCGCCTGCCGCGGCTTCCGGCTTCGCCCCTGCGGCTGCCGCCCAATCCGGCCAGCTCCCCCCGCCGGCCAGGGCCGCCGCCGCGGCTGGTAACTCGCCGCTGCAGGCGTCCCAGGCCGCCATGGCGATCGGCGAGCCCATCCCTGTGAT